GCTGGATTTGCAACTTTGCTGCTGCGATTTGTTGAGCCATAGCCTGATTAAAGCCACCCATCGTCGCGTCGGCCGCAGCCGCTCCCGCAGCGCTATCGCCAGTCGGTGCCAGTGCTTTCGCATCGGCATCAAGGATATTGCGCTGCATGAGCAAAGCGTCCCGCTCAGGGTTCGCCATGTTCTGCATTGCGGGGTGCATAGACTGGTCGATTTGCATTAGCCGCGCATCGACAGCGGCTTGCCTCGCGAGAACGTCGGCAAGAGCTGCCTCTTTGTCGATCTCGCCGCCACCAATGTTTGACGGATTAGTTCCGGTTTTTTTCTGAACCCATGCGTCAATGCCGCTCGTTAGCCCCCACAGATTACCCTCTGGGTCAATCCACGAAAGAAGCTCCGCTGTTGTTAGCGCAGCAGTGGCAACGCCAGCGCCACGCATCAGCTTGGAGAATAAACTCCCTTTTGTTGTTGCACCGGCTGCGGTCGCTCCGGCTGCGGTCGCTCCGGCTGCTGTTGCTGCGGTCGTTGCCGCACCGCCTGCGGCGGCTGCCCCTGTTACCCCCATAGATGCAGCCGCGACACTGAGCGCACCTTTACCGAGTTTGGTGACGAGCATCATGAGCGCGACAAGTGAGGTAAAGAACGCAATAACACCACTGCCAATCAGAGCAATGGGGCCGATTGCAGCCGCGATTAACAGGGCATAAGTCCCGAACTCTAGCAATTTAGGATTGCTTTCAGAAAGGGATTTAAGAGCATCAGCCGCCATTTTGAATGCTTCCGAGGCAGTTTTAAGGACGCCGCTTTCAGCAATCGAGACAAACAAGTTTTCGAACGAAGCCTCAAATTCTGCCCAATCCCCGACAATACCTTTCATCATGGTTTTAGCCATGCGGTCGGTTGCACCTTTTGACCCGCCCTCGACGTCGGAAAGAGCTTTGTCGAGATCGCCAGCGAGAAGCGTGATCAAACGTGAACCTTGACGGGCATCAAAGATGCGGGCGACCTCACCGAGGTCAGCGCCTTTCTCACGAAGGGCTCGGATAAAGCCGAAGAAATCTACCTCTGACCCTGCTGCCGTCAAAGCCTCTGTAATGGTTTCAGCCAGCTTTGACTTATCCATAACGGAGCCGTCCCCACCTATGACATTCGTCAATTTTTCAGTGAGCTTGCTCAGAGAATTGTTGAGCGAGGGGTCGTTAAGAACCTGCTCGATCTGTTTCGCATATGTGGTTGAGTCGATACCATCCACGGCCAGAGAGGAAACAATATCTTGAGCGCTGATCTGCCTTCCGCCTTTGACGAAGTCATTTACATTGACATTCATGCGCTCGAGAGCGGCGAGCATTGGTTTTGTTGGGCGAACCATACGGACGAGTGCGGATCGCATCGCTACACCGGCCTCGCTCGCACGGATGCCGTTTCGAGCCATGACCATCGAGGCGGCCGCGACTTCCTCAATTGACATACCCGCAGCCGCAGCCATAGGGCCGACGTACTTGAAGGTTTCGCCCATCATGCGAACGTCGGTATTAGAGTTTGATGCTGAATAAGCCAGAGCGTCATTCACGCGCATAAGGCTGCTTGCTGCCTGCTCAGTCGTTTTCATTGGCAGGCGCATCGCGGTAAGGATATTAGTCGCGATATCCGCGCTCTCCTTAATCGCAATGTCACCGGCTAGCGCGAGATTAAGCATTCCTTTCATGGAACCCATAATCTGTTCATACTTGAAACCTGCGCGGCCGAGTTCGTATGCGCCTTTCATAATCTCAGAGTTGGTAGCAGGGAAAAGCTCGTTTAGCTCTTTTGCATAATTCTGGATCGCTTTGCGTTGACCGTCAGTTGTGTCGGTCACCGCTTGTAAAGCGTTCGAGGTTTTCTCGAAGTCGTACACTGCACGAGCGCCAAAGAAAGTCAGGAAGCCAGTGGGCATTGAAAGCCCACTGGTCATAGTGTTTACATTCCGGCGTAGGCGATCTGAGGCTTTACCAACATCCGTCACCATCGTGTTAATTGCCCCGCCAATTGCGAGGCGACGCTTGTTTGTGCTGTCGACGGCCGTGCCGATACCACGGATAGAATTAGCAGCGGCACGAGCCGGTGCTGTAACGGCATCAATTAAACGAACGGTAAGGATCGAGGTAAGGTTTGCCATTTAGATACGCCTCTGCGGGATTTTCGATGCTGTTTCTAACCAGTCGATCAATTCGTTGACTGGCAGATCGAGGAAAAAATTTAGGGACGTGTTTGTGCTTGAGGCTGCAAGAGCGATTACTCGTCGCCAGTCTGCTCCGTCCCACGCCCCGACACTTCCCCCGTGTTGAGAGCCTTCCCCGCAATGTCTTGAAGGTCGGTAACGTCAAGCTCTGCGGCACCATCGCCAAGACCTGCCAGACATGCTGCAATGTCGATCATTGCGGAGAATACTTTGCTTGTGGGCGGGGTCATTTTTGCCGCGATAGCTTCAAAGTCAGCTTCCGTACCGGCCAGTTTTGCTGCGGCATCTGCAACGGCGATTTCTTGTGCAGCCTTCGCGTTAGCCGTGTAGAACTTCATAAGTTCCGCGACCTGATCGCCAATGACGACCATATCGCCGCCTTTAGGGCGACGGATTGTTACCGAGGATATTGTCGCGCCATTGACCGTGATCGGGTACTTAAGTTCGTGCTTATTCATTTTATTTCCCTGAAAAATGCCCGCCTCATTGACGGGCTTATCTAACTACCGGCGATTATCCGCCGTTGCTGATGCGGAGAATGTTATTGAAGTCTGGATCAGGGTCGACACCGCCGAGGCGGAGCGTGTTCGTGAAGAAATCCCAATAGAGTTCTTCCGCACCATCAAAGAAAAGTTCATAGTGCAGAACCTCGTTAATGGCGTACTCATGCCCCATCGTTTCACCGCGTGTAAAAGCGTCCGGTGCGACGCGGGAGAGGCGGCCCTCAATAATCGCCTTAGCCTCAAGTGCCTTGCCGCTCTTTTTGTCGCGAACGACGCCGTAAGCGGTGAAGTTCTTGCGGGTAGTGCTCCCGAGGCCAAAGCTCCGCAGGAGTGGCATGTCCCATCCTTTGAGCTTGAATGTCGGCTCGAGCTTTTCAACGCCGACACCAAACTCAACCGCTACCTTACCGCCGCCCGGATTGTGATCGACAAGCGTTTCCTGCAAGTCCGGGAGCTTCAATTCTTCCAGTGTCAGAAACTTCGAGTTTTTCGGATCGTGGTCACCGACGAAAAGGTTCGCGGCTTCCATGATGTAAATATTTGACATGACGATTTTTCCTTAAAATCGAGAAGCGTTAACGGAGGCGTAGAGCCTCCGCACGAACCTGATTAAGCGTCGAGGCTGGTCAGCAGATCATCGAGCAGCGCATCGAGAGCAGGGCGATAGCGTGCAGACTGGATGCCGATGTAACGCAGGACTGGCGGTTCCTCCGCCTGAAAGGCGACGGTAAAGCGGCCGAGGCGGAGCTGTTCCGGACTATTGGCAGCGCGCGTAAAGTTCACTCGGAAGCCAAGGAGGTCGCCAGCAGCCTGAATATCGCGAAGCCCGCCTTTCATTGTAGCGAGAATATCTTCGATTGTTCCACGGTCGATATTTCGACGGCCAAGGAAGAAGCGGAGCGTCTTGATAAACATCAGGTGAATGTAGTCACGGCCGCGCACCTGATTGTAAAACTGCCAGAGTGTATCCTCTGAGCAAGTATCGGTGCCAACATAGACAAAGCCTCCGTCCGCAATCGCGCCGTCGGAGCTTTCTCCACGAACGATAATACCGATATTTTTCGATAGGAGCTGCTGCCCCTCTGTTGCACCGTCAAGGATCGAAAACTCAATCGGACGGGACGGGCCGACGATCCCATAAACAGGTTGGTTCGCCCATGAGTGGAAAGGGCGCCCCTGAAACTCGTGATCGCGACGAACTGCGATACCAATGATCGCAGGGGATGCAGGCATAGTGGCCACGTCACCAGCTTCATCCAGAATTTTTACTGCTACGTCGACAGGGATAATCCGCTTTGACTGGATTGTAGTTCGCCATGAGTTTGCTGCGGCTTCATCTGTTGCGGGGCCGTCAACCACTGACACCGCGAGCAGGCGATCAAGCAGCGTCGGAAGACCAGCAATAATCGCGTTTGCATCAGCACCGGATGCGACCTGTGAGGTATAGCCGGGAACGCAGATCAGGCGAGGGGTAATGCCAAGTTCGGAGCCTGCGTCGAGGAGTGCATACATACCGGTACGGTCATTGATAGAGCCGAGCAGGTTGACGATAGTCGCATCAACATCAGCGCCTTGTTCGACGCGAACGCCGACGATTGTCGCTGCCGCCTGAAACTGACCGAGCTGCTGGTTAATGAGATTAACGGCATTATAACCCGTGCCGGTCTTTCCCATCTTTGCTAGCTTTTGCTCGTCTGATGAATAAAAGAGTACCGGTTTATTGATTGGGAACTCCGTCGCATCAGCGGCGGGTGCGGTAAAGACTAGACCAATTACTGACATATTTGTCACAATCGCTGGGCGCGGTTCGTTCTCGACTTGTGTAATCGATAGACCGAAAACTGGATCGCTCATTCCTTCTCTCCTGTTGAAGCGGGTTCCCCGCTAAGCAATAAAAAAGGCACGCAGAAGCGTGCCTATCATTCATTTTCAATGTAAATAACCGCCTCGAGGGCGGTGCGAATGGTCAGTTTAGAACTTAGAAATTATGGCTGAGCGAGCAGCTCTGCGGCACGCTCTTCACCAAACAATCCAATAGCTGCGGATTGTAACAGCGGCCAAAGCTCATGATCCGACCGGTACGATTGAGCAGTCATGAAAATCTGTCGAACACGAAATGGCTGCTGATTGAGCATGGCCTCAATAGCCGCCCCTTCTGCCTCTGTTGTGCGCTCCCAGAATGTAACAGCCGAAATAGAGATCACGGCTTCCGGTTCTGGTTCAGGCTCCACATAAACCCACTCACCATTTTGCCAGTGGTGGTTTTCGCTTGGCTTTAACGGAACTTCTATAGTACCAGTGCGATAATCCTCTATTTTTGGATCGCCACCTACGGCTTGCCAGTAGCCAAGATCGGGATGATAAAAACCTTTTTCCATTTTAACGAAGCTCCCTGTATGTGCCGCCGGTGCCAGTTTTGTAGTAATAGCCGTTAGGGATTGGCATGCCCATTACCCACATACTGCCACCACCAATCTCTGAAGCAGTTGCCCAATTCACATTATCCGGCGACATCTGAAAAGTTCCGTAGCCGCTTGAAATGTTGACAGTAATGAAAATGGTCTTACCTGTTGTGTTTTGGAAAACAGTATTGGCAGGGCGGCTAACGGACTGCCAAACTTGGCCATTCCCAAAGAACTGTTTTTGCATGGCATCAAGCTTTGCCTGCATTAGGCTTTCCAAATCAGAAATAGACGTGGCCACCCCCTGAATATCTCGTGTCAGGTTAGCAAGATCAATTGAGCCTGTATCGACCTTAGCAGGATAAGCTTTCACCCAATAGGTAAACGTGCGGTTGATTGGACGGGTTTCGCTTGCTGTGCGTGTATTAGTAAGTAAGCTTGAAATTCCAATATACGACTCATTATTCGCAGCTGGATTTGTACTCGCATTTCTGTAGCGTGGGTTTGACGCAATGTCCCCACTATTAGGGACACCATTACCCCCCATAAGACCTCTGGCATCAATCGTTGCAGCCACAGATCCACCTGATCCAAGTATTGGATGCCCATGATCTTGCAAAGCATCCTGCTGCACAGTACCAAATATACGACCAGCATCAACCAACTGACCCGGACGCCAGCCTCGAGCGATATACCCGCCCATATCAGGGGTTAGCGGATCGCCAGCGGCATTCCGCTCCCAACCCGCAGCAATACCATGAGCACGCAGCTCTGGATATGTTGCAGTCACGGGTGCGCCATTCATGAGCAGGCAGCCCGGAGGAACAATCTTGTCATCAGAAGCCATCATAATGATAGAGCCGATAGGCGCCGTAGCTGGCAGGTCATCATCATTTGTAAATGCCCTGACAACACCGCCAACCAGCATGTAGATTTTACCATCTGCTGTGTTGATAATGAGCTGTCCGGTATCGCTCCCGAAGTCTGCGACTGTTGGCACCTTCCCAACTACAGAGCTTCGCTTTTGCTGGTACGCCATCAGTGACCGCCTCCGAGATTAAATGATTGCGGGTGGCAAATCTCATGCCACCCTAACACTGTTAGTAAGTCCCACCGTCCCGCAGAGAGGCTATGGTGACACCTGAGTTTTTAAGCTGCTTCCCTGTCGTGCTTTGGAATACCGGAACTTCGCCATCGACTGACGATGCAGCTCCGGCGATGAATGTATTCAAAACAGGCTGCAGCCCTCTGACATCTGCGATGTCGTGAAGGTGTGCTCCAAGAACCGACAGGGCAGAGCGGAAGACATAGCCATCCGCTCCTTTTGTCATGATGTAGTTGATCATCGCTTCCTGAGCGCCGATAACGTCCGTCAACTCAGTGAGCTTAAACGTCCGGCTTTTCAGCATCTTGTCATCGAGCGTCTGCTGAAGATTGGTGATCTTGCTGATTGCAATCTCATCATCGCTGTTGAGTTTCTTAACGATCTCTTGAGCGAGACGGAAGAGAACATCATCAACCACTTCGAACGCCTGAATAAGCACGAACACTTCATCAGAGACGTTCTTTTCAGGATCAACCTGCGGGATGTCATAGTGTGTTGTTGTGTCCGCCATTAGAAGATCCCTGCTCCAAAGTCACCGGCTGCAATCCGCGAAGATGGCCCACCGGTTGCGATGATTTTCAATCGGATGTTTTGACCCGATAGGTTAGAGGCTTGGAACTTCTGCTCTGACCACATAGGGAACGCCAACTGCTCGACTTCGGCCACTGGCAACGAGACGAATGCCCCACCTTCGATGGAGTATTCCATCTTGAATGTTGCCCCGCCCGGAATGAACGTCTTGAGATATGCCGACACGCGCACATTTGTTCCCAGCGCCATAGCGCGTGAAACATATGTTGCCTCCGTTTTGATTGTACCTGAGATCAACTCAATTGGCGCGAACAGGATAGGAGACAGCTTGCTTGTTCCAGTGAGGATAGCCCGAAGCTTTACAGTCTCCGTGATATACTCTGTCAGCTCAAGAAGCTGGTATGGCAGCAGCTTATAGATCGTTCCGTTTGTACGCTCGACCTCAAACACAACCGAACATGCCGGTGAAGGCAGCTCAACCACAGCTCTGATCTGGAGATCAGAACACTGATCGAGATCGATAGTGCCGAGATCAACAGTCTTTGTCGTGGATGTGTACTTCGCAGCGATGAGGCGGAACGTAAGAGCTTCATCCTGATGAGCAGACCATGTTTCAGCGTTCACACTGGAGAAGCGTGGGCCAATAACATATGGGTGAGATGACACAAACTTCTGCTGATCCTGATCGAACTCACCGAGCTTTGCGAGTGAAACCGAATGCTCATTGTCATCGGTCTTAATCACGAAAGCGAACTTCCGGTCAGACTGCGTGGTCACTGGCAGACGGTATCTGGCATGTTTCCATCCCTCCACCGCACCGACCATGCTGACTGTAGATTGAGCCATGACTTCCGTTGTTGGGTAGCCATTATCAATCGTTACCTGCTCAATCAGAAGGCCTTTGTTTTGGTCTCCGATCTGACAAAGATGGAAGTCCACACCGATCATTTGCCGCGGCTCCGGCACAGCAAACATTTGCGCCTGCGGGTCAGCATCAACAAATGTCCATGTCCGGATTGTTGTCACACGACGCATAACGTCAATGTTGATCGTTCCCATGCCGGTGAAGAACGCATTGGCCTGTGAGCCGCCACGCCCCTCTGCAGAGATTGTCTTCGTCCCAGCTGTTACGTTTGCCGGAATCGTGAATGTCCCTTGGATGCGTCCATCAACATCAGCGGTTAACCCTCCTGCCGGTAGAACCGAGATCGCATCGAAAGTCAGGAGGTCAAGAATCTCTCCTGCGCCGAACCCAGAGATATTGAACTCGACGGGGATTTCACGAAGGAACTCTGCCTGCTCGCTGCGCTGATCGATAAGCTTATTCTCTTCGGTTGTTACCCGCAGAGGAGTTCGCCTGTTCGATGTCTGCCCCATATTGAGATTAATCGTCTCAGGGGAGAGCCATTCAGTTTGCTGCACTGTCCAGAAGTCCACAGCAGGATCAATGTCCATTGTTCCCGGCAGTTGCGTGAAGTTGGCATATGGGTTGATCTTGGTGCAGGCCGTCTTAAGATCCTGCACCGCGATAACTTCTTCTGTGAAATCCAGTGTGACCGGATTAAACATCTGAACACGATGCACAGTCGGCACAATCGCCAGCTGGAAAATTCCGTTCCCCACTGCTGCCGACTGTTCGATGCCAGCATCACGCATGGTATCGTTTTCAAACGCATCAACGAACATTCCCTTCTTAGCCACAGGCTCACGGGAATCGATGTCATTCTTGAGCCGCTCCTGCTGCACTAGGCGATCCATATCAATGATACGATTGAAGTAGCGCCAGATCTCTCCATACGGAACTGAACGGATGGCGTCATTCTCGACAACAGGACGTTCAATCCAGTTATTCGAAACCGTTGCCAACTGCAAAACATCCGAAGGAACGATAGGTGGAACAGGGTTCGCACGGGCAGAGACGCCCTTGATGTAAACCGCAGATCCATCCTCTCTCAACCCGATGCGATCAATGCGAGGCAGGCGAGTTGTGTAGGCAACGATTACGTCACCACCTGTCGCTCCACCTGAAACAGTGATCTCATCATGAGTGTAGCTATTCGCCTGAATGATCGTCCGATACCGGTAGGTACATTCATATGACGTTCCGACCGTAGGTTCATTGCCGGGTAAACCCCAATCGACAGCATCGCCCATTCTCTGATAATCAACACCCTGAGTATATCCGGGAATGTTCATGATCTGAGTGACCGATGAGTCAGGAAGACCATCCACGCCATTGGCAATGGAACCGCGAGTAACCATTACGGTTTTCTCTTTGGTGATCAGGATGGAGTTAATCATACTGATCGGCGGCTGGTTAACCTTGAATGTGTATGAGGCTCCGCCCGGATAGGTGTGCGTCTCTCCCGGCACTGCCCCTTCATCCCAGATCTCTTGTTCTGACAAACGAATGGCAGCATGACGAGTGCGCTTGAAGCCGGAGATGTTTGCCTCTCCCTGTTCAATCGAGAACTCCTGCCCACCAGCATTCGCGCCAAGACCCGTCACGCGGCAGCCTTCCACGACATAGTGACCATGAGGCCGGTCATAGATAGCAAGCTGCTGCATAACCGGTTCCAGCATTGATGGCCCGGTCTGATCAAGGATGGTGCCGTCCTGAATGACGTACACCGCACTGAAGGCACCTTCCGTCTCATCATAGGGGAGCGCCCATGCGATTGATTGAATCGTTCGCGCCGCGCCCGGCTCTCCTTCAGCCGCAGTACCTGGAACGAGGCCAAGCAATGTCGGGTCGTCTTCTGAAGTGAGATGGCGTGTCTTCATCTTCACACCAACTTCCAGACGGCCGGTCAGCGGGATGTTATGGATCACAGCCTCACCGACAGGGAAGACATCACCGGCAACATAAATGCTGCCAGCAGTCAGCGTGATTGTGCGAGCATCAAGATCGATGAACGCTTCAGCATGCGCGATACGATCACCATCCTTTGCAACAAGGCGAGACACACGATCATGAACACCACGCTGGATAGTCTGCATTTCATTAAGTTCGGCGGCCTGAATGAAAGGACGGTCGCCATAGAACACAAGTCCCTTCCACTCGGATTTACCAGCAGCGCGGTCATGTGCATGCGGCAAGCCGCTTTTGTGCTCAAAAGCCATTAAAACCTCACAAGAAACTTGACCTGCTCACGAACCGTTGTGCGCAAGGGGATTGATACAGGAGTGCTGACGATCTCCGTTCCGCCGACAAGCTCATCAGGCTCAAGCCACAGCTTGCCGGGCTTAACACCTGACGCTCTCTCAGCTCCGACGATGATGGAGACATTTGCTGCATTGACCCCGTTCTGATCGCCAAAGTCGGTCATTGCCTCGACATAAAGCATGGTGCCGCCAATGAATGACTCATAGTGGTTCCCTGCCACAGTGTATGAGGCCGATGCCCTCTGCCTTGCGGCATGGGATGCCCTGCACATGCGATAGCCAATTGTCTGGCCGTCTCTGTCAGCGAACCGGACATGCATGCTCTTGCCTGCGAACCACCCAGCCATCAGGATCTGTCTTTGAACAGTCGGCAGGGAAACCCACGGGAATGTCGCTGCAAGCCACGGATATGTCATCTGGAGGAATGTTAGAGATTCATCCTCAATCGGAGCAATCCAGTTGCCGAGCGCCAGTCCTTCCGCTTCTGTCAGGGTGTGTTCAATTTCTTGAACCCTGCCAAAAGACCAGATCGGACCATCAGGCTCCAGCGCCACGCCACTCTCCCGCTCCAGCATGGTGCAGTTAAGCCGAGTGCAGTCACCAATCAGAGGCCCGACATCATAGAGATGTACGCCTCTGCGGAAGCGTGATCGCAATGGAGTTGAGATTTCAGCGATACGCTCGATGCGCTCAAGGTCAGGATGATCGGCTGCTGGCAAATCTCGGAACCGGAGCTGGAAGGTATTCCACTTCTTTCGGCCTACCCACTCTTCTTCGATCGCAGCGCGATAGCCGATCCAGCGAAGCGCCATGTGAACCGCTTCTGGCGTGCCAATAAGACGACGCCATTTCACGCCTTCAGTGATGACCTCCCGACGGATCGGGAAGAACTCTTCGATTTCTTCTAGCCCATATTCCTGAATTAGATACGGGATTACAGAGTTATTGGGGTCAAACTTGAACCCCTTTAATGCGACGATACCGGCACCAATCTCCGGCATTCTGTCCATAACCTGAGATAAGGTAATTTCCAGCGCCGTCGCATTACTTGGAAGTAATGCTTGCCGGTTTGTCATTAATAATCATAACCTTTGAAGTTCAGCTTTATATCGCCGAGAGATATCGCGACACCATGATCTGCAATTAGGGTTGATTGCGGAGTGATCACCCTCACTCGCTTTACGCCTGTTACGTGTAGTCTTGCTTCTACCCATGACGGCTCTAAGTCAAAGCCAACTCCTGCCTCAACAAACCACGCTGCACGTAATGTTTCAGGCAAGATATCGATAATAGCAGTTGTTGCATTCGGCAGGAGCCAAATGTCTGCCTCAATGTCTGTCGAAGAACTGACAGCAGCCTCAACTATTAGAGTATCATTCACCAGACGTACCTGATCACTCATCACAACGGCCTCTACAGCGTCGAGCATTTGTTTATCTGGGATGCCACCGTTTTCTTTGGATAGAACGGCTATGTGGATAATAGGTAGAAGTCGTTCACGGTACACGACGACTGACTTCACACGAACATCAGCACGACGGGCAGCAGCAGCATACCAATGTGCTGATCCACCAGTGGATCGGCCTTTTACTTCTATATGTAAGCGGTCACGGAAGTCCTC